GGGGTATCAAAAGCTCCAGACGGTTTCCAGTATTATCTCCAAATGGGCACCAGCCAACGAGAATAACACCAACCAGTACATTGATAACGTCAGCAAATATCTTGGCGTGTCACCAACGGATAAAATTGATGTTTCTAATCCGGAAGTAATGACACACCTTGTGCGGGCTATAGCCACGAAAGAAGGCGGTAACCCGGCGGTCAGAGATGAATTTATCAAAACCGCATTAGGCACCTTCAATGCATCGACCGGGCGCTGGGAAGGCCAGTTCAATGACGAAACTCTGGCAAAACTCAATAAAATCCAGAAGGAAAATGGCGGACAGCTTATTGCTCGTAATTCACAATACAGCGTCGGCAATAAGGTCAAATATGCCAACGGCAATACGCCAGCAGTGCCAGTAAATAAAGCCATTCCTATTAAGTCAGCCGAAACGTTTGAAGTTGCTCAGCACGCCCAGGCCGCGAAGAAGATGGCGGCAAATACTCCTACAGCCAGTGAGCATCAAAAAACTGATGGTAATTCAGAGAGTAAGTTGCATTCCCTGCTTGAATCCAGCCATGAAGCAATTGCAGAAGTGGAAGGGATGTTTGGCGGTGCTGGTAGTTTTATAGGTGACAATTTCCAACTCACCAAAGAATTCGCATCTGCTCAATCAGCCGGGGGGATCGAGGCACTGGTTGAAAAGGCTCGCAGAATGGATCAGGCAATGACCGCCAAAGTATCTTCCATCACGGGTAAATCATTCGGTTTTCAGCCAGCAAAACAAGTTGCTGCGATCCAGCAGGCATTGCAACAAAAGCGCACACCACCAGCGGCGGCTAGTGATGTGAATCTACTTGAAAGCAGCAAGGACAACGCAGTTTATAACAATGGATATCGGGTAGTAGAAGGTGAGGATAAAGGTTTTCTCGGCTCACTACTGGATTCCTCTGCCACTGGATTAACTCGTATTGGCGCTGCCGTTCTGCCTACGGTGGGGGACAGCCTTTCAAGGCTGGTGGGGGGACTCGATGGTGCCGGACTGGTAAATGATCTCGTCTATCAGGCCACAGGCCAGAATACCAACATTGCCCGCGCAATAAGCCCCCTGACAAAAGCAACGGGGAGTTGGCTTAATGGCGGCATAAATCAGGTTGCCAACACCATTAAAGGTGTATCCGGTGATTTGAATACCCTGGCATTCGGCTCAGCCTCTGCGATTCAGGAACCTTTTCTTGCAATGCCTCCTCAGTTGCCTACCGTGACTGACCTTGCCCGAAGTGGTGTCCGCCAGACTTTAAATACTGACACTGTAAATAACGATCCGGCTATGTTGAAGGTGCTGGATAACGTCTATTCCATCCTGAAAGACATTCTGAATGTGAATAAAAACAATGCAAAAGGTGATCCGGATAAGGTTGTTAAAACGGCACAACCGCAACCGCGACAACGGGCCAGCACGGTTATTAACGATCCCTCACTGGATGCATTGCTTGAGGATTAATACCTATGTTGTATGAGATAGATTCCTGCCTTCGAACCAATGAAAGCGGGGTCGTTATTGCAGAAGGTATAACGGCGGCATGGATTGCCCGCCTTGATGAATGGCTGCGCACCCCGGAAGGCAGTGTTTATGGCTTGCCTTCATGGGGAAATCCTATGGCTGAGTTTAAGCACGAACCTTTTGGCGGTGATAACTCGCACATTATTGAAGTGGCAATAGAAGGCCGGATTATGACCAAACTTAGGCAGGATCTGCCGGGACTGGATGTGCAGGGCATCAGGTGTTCAGCCATTTCGGAAGACCAATTGTTAATCGTTATATATGCGAAAGGCAGTAGCCTGAACGTTGTAATGCAGAAAGCAAACGGAGAGACTTTGTGAGTATTACCGAATTACTGGATAAGTTTAACGCGAAGCTCAATGAAAATACCTGGTGGGCGCGTTTTGTTAATAGCCAGTTCGCGCAAATGATGGCGGTGCTTGGCGCTCAGATCATATATACAGCGGAAACATATGCCAGTAGGGGATTAACCGAAGGCTTTATCTCCACGGCGACAAGGCGGGCAAGTATTCTTGCGGCGGCAGAAGATCGAGGTTATGTGGGGCGTTTTGTTAGTGCATCCTATGGAACGATTACCATCATCAACAAATCCAATGCGGATATCATCCTTCCTGCTGGCGCTGAGTTGCTCGCCAGCGACCAGACACCGCTTGCTCTGACCAACAGCATCGTTATACCCGCTGGTGGGAAAGTTTCTGCTGTTGGGGTCAAACAGCATGAAGCCGTAAGCGTGACATTTGATATTGAGAAAGAAACGCTATTTCTTACCCTGCTGCTTTCGCGTGAATTAACAAAAGAGGTATCTAGCCTTGCAGTAACAGTGATCCGAAACGGGGAGGCGGATAAATGGATTTATAACCCGTTATTTCGGATGTCTCGCGATACCAGTAAGCACTATGTGCTGGTGTATAAGCCCACTGAGCAACTCGGCGTTCGCTTCGGTGATGGCTCTATGGGAATGATGCCTCCAGCCGGAAGCCAGGTACGCATTGATATTATGGCAAGTCAGGGCGACTACACCCTGGCAGAAGGCCAGAAGCTGGAACCTGCTGGCAATATCGCAAAATACGTTGATGTTCTGGATATCACTACCGACTCTATCATAACTGGTGGTGGCGGCATGGAAACTACCGAAGAAACACGCAATCGCGCTCAGTATTATGTGCCATATGATGAGCAGGTTGTTTGGGGTGGGGATTATCGTCAGTTTATCCAGCAAGTCGTAAACGGGACATCGTGGCTGAACGTATGGGGTGAGGCGCTCCAGGAAAAAGTAACTGGTTATGATGTCCGTAATATCAATAAAATTTTCTTCTGCGGACATAAGCCCGGCGTAAGCCAGGAGTCTCTGGCTTCTGAGATACTCAAGGCTCTTAACGACGTACCTAACGAACTGAATAAAAAGTTTGAGTACGTTTCCACTAATGAGCAACCTTTCACCATCAATTTTACTGGGATCGTGCGTAAAAGCGTGCTGGTTGATGATGCGAAAAATGCGATCACATCCGCACTTGAAGAAAACTTTGGGCGCGACTCATCATCTTTCAGTCAGTTACTACAGAGTGATGATGATTCCCAGCAATGCTACGCCCAGGTCAAAGTCAAAGATATATGGCGTGTCATTGAGTCTCTGGATATGTTCCTGTCCTATGACGTAACGATGCAAAACTTGAAAGACGCCGTTTATTTCAACGACTTTGTTTACCTT